ATTTAAATTTATTACAAGGTATGCCTTCATCATCTAAAATATGAATGACATATCTCTTTTTTTCAAGAAAAATTCCAACATCAGCTATTACCTCTCTTTTAAAAACAAACCGACAATCTTTTGAATTAAATTCTTTAGCTCCCCAAATTTTAATTTCTTTATTTAAAAATGATTCAATTTCTTGAACTTTTTCATATGTAAATTTTGAAAGCTTATTACCTTCTTTAAAATTTTCTACAGTGAAGAGAGGCTTGATTGATACATAACTTGAATCTGTATCATTGTATATGATACATTTATCCAAATCTTTATCATTAATATCTTTAATTTGTGTTTTAAGATATTGTTTAAGCAACTCATTGGAATGTTTAACAACAGATTGACCAGTAAGGGTGATTGAAGAAGCGATATCATCATCCCCGAAAGCAGCATGTTTATTACCGAAGTATCCATAAATGCTATTAATAAAGACCTTAATACATTGCTGTTTTGCATCTAATTGGTCAGTTTGCAATTTACATAATTTAGCTTCATCAGTTGTTTTGTCTGTGAAATCTGCATATTGCTTTTTAAGTTTTTTAATTGTTTTTCTTATATCTTGACGTTTATCATAATAAAGATCAAGAATTTCTGGTATTAATCCCTTCTTTTTTTGAGAAAAAAGTATATTAGCTTTACTAATTGCAACCTTTTCTTTTTCGCAAAATATCTTAAATTTATCTAAAGTTAAATCATATCTTTTACCGTTTGTATGTTTTACAATTACATTATTTTCTTCAATTTTAAATTGACCAATTTTAGTTTCAGGAGACATATTTAAACTAATCATAACATTTGGATACAGTGAATTAGCATCAAATGAAATAATATTTTCCTGAAATCCGGGTAACGGCTCTCCCACATAAGCTCCAGGATTAATTGATCCATCATCGGCAGCTCTAATAAAAGATGGAATTTTTTGATTTCTATATCGAGCTCTAATAGCTGCAGCACCATTAATAACAGATAAAGCACTAGCTGCATTATCAAATGTTGTTAATCCTACATAAGCTAACATCCTAATAAGATCAATATATTTTAATTTCTCATCCATTTTAATGAGTAATCTTACGTCTTGAATATTGTATTCAATAAAAGTTTTCCAATCTTTATCAGCTAGTTCCGCTAAATTCATTGCACCAAAACTAACTTTTGTTTCCCCTATTTCATGTTCCGCTATTGAAGACAATCTATAGTTTTCACGGATGCCTAGGGTAAATTGCTTGTATATATCAAGATAATCAATTATTGAAACGCCTTCAATATACCAACGAATAGAATCTTTACCATACTGATCATGGACTGTTCTATTATAGACACGACCAGAAGGTGATAAACGTTTTGTAAAATCATTTCCAAGAATATTATCAATTCTATTAATAATATATGGAATATCGAACCCGATATTGTTCCACCCAGTTAATATGTCAGGAAAATCCTGTTCTATATATTCAATAAATTTGATAATCATATCTTTTTCATTGAAACATTTGATATACACTTCATCATCTACTTTTGAAGTATAGTCTTTATACGCCCAAGTTATATATTTTTTACGTAGTGAATCATATATTGTTATAACATTAATAGGCTCTTTAGCCTCGTCAGCTTTTGGAAATTTATCTGGTGCATAAACTTCAATATCAATATATACTACTTTGATAGGAAATTCACTAAATTCAGGTGTTTCATTTACTTTCCAAAATGTATCAACCAAGTACTGCTGATTTGGATTTAAATTTTCAAATACTCTTTTTAAATTTGTATCTTTTAAAAATTTATATCTTTCATACTGTGTTCTAAATTGCTTCTTAACTAGTTTTGTTCCAAAAATAGATTCTGCTGTTCCATTACCTTCAATATAAAGATAAGGTTCATAAGAAGCATCTACTTTAACACGTTTACCGTCCTTGTCCCATGTAAATAAGGAAACGCATTTTTTTATACCATCGTAGTATATATTTCTATAACTCACCTGATATTAGTATAAATGCGTTCCGTGAAAGATCAATTATCTTTACTTGCTTGTACTATTTTTTTAGCTTGTTCAATAGCTACTGCAACACGTTCTGGAATTTCCTTGAGTGGAAAAGTCGTAAGAAATATTGTTTTTGCTAAATCTTGAACACTATATACATCTTCATTGATAATTGTTTGGTCTTTTACCTTTTTTACTTTTTTATTCATAAATTATTTGTTATATCTTGCTAAATTTTTACGGCTTTTATCACCAAAACGTGTCATATATAACTCCATATAACAATCAATATTTTGGTCTGTTTCAAGCCAACGTGTATCAGCATGTTGACGAGCTTTTTTACACAAAGATTTATATCTAGCTACATCTTTTAATGTATCATCTATTCTATCAATCATCTCTGCCCCGGTTTTAAATTTAATAGGTGCATCAGCATATGTACATAAATCTTGACAAGCTATAGGTAACCCAAAAGCACAAGCTTCAATATATTTAAGATCGCTTTTTGACTTGTTAAATGTGTTATCTTGCAACGGGGCAACCATCATATTAACATTTAAATTGCTAATGGATTCACCATATTCAAATAGTCTTTTCCATTGATGAAATTCAACTTTACCTGATCTCACCAAATCAAGAATTTGAAGAGGGAACGCTCCAAGAAATACCCACTGATACTTATCAACCGTTTTCCTTACAACCTCTACAACATGGTAAAAATCATCTTTATATCCAACCCTATTTTCCACATCAAAATGTGCTCCGGAACCAGCATATAAAATACGGGGCTTCTTTTTATATTTTTCTAAATTATTCATGTTTTTGGTTAAATCATAGTGATTTCCAATCCAAAATTTTGGCATAAAATTTGGTATAACTGTTATGTTTTTATTACCTGTTTTATCCATATAATACTGTTTCATAAAATCACATGTAACTGTAATTTCGTCTGACATTGCCATTATAGCTTGTGCACACTCTCTAATTTCCGGGTTTTCAAAAGCTGGCTTGTACTTATTATAATCAGGGATATCTTCTTTAAAGCATAAATCATCAATCTCATACATAATTTTCATTCCATTTTGCTTTTGAACCTCCTTAAGAAATTTTACAAACTCCATTTGCTGTCTAGTAGCTTGTCTTTGTACTCTAACAGCTTTTGTCATGACATAATATTGTGGGTTTAAATTCATAACAGTAGTACCATGCACAACCGCTTTCATATGTGCATTCAATACTTGCTCAGGCCAAATCATTCTCCAATGTCCACAGCCGCTATAATCTGCGTAGTAATTCTGAAATCTTGGAAGATTCATTTCAGCCGGCTCCTCTATCTTACGAGGGCCTTGTGGGGGAATAACTGAAGGCTGGATTTGACCTTGTGTATTAAAACCAAATGGAACGTGGCTAGTTTTTCCGTGAAACGGCAAATTGTTTGCAAACATATAAGAATTTATATGTATTTGTGTATTAATCCACAAAATTTACACGACGGGTTATACCGTTCCGCTTTTCTAGAAAAATAATATCTCCAGTTGCAGCTTTGATGCTTTCTTTTCTATGACTAATAATAAATACAGATTCCCCGCTTTTTTCACATCTTTCTTTTAAAATGCTCAAAACAAGATCTATACCCTTCTCATCAATACTTGTATCTAATAATTCATCATAAATGCTTATATTATAATGTACATCTCCTAATGATTTACGCATATCCATAAAAGAAAATAAGCAGGCTAAATCAATTGCTTTACGTTCAGCTCCGGAAAAATTATGATACATACAAATTTTACCCTTTTCATTTAGTATTTCCTCTTCAAAATATTCATTGAATACACAAATACTGTTACTATCGAGCTTTTTTAAATAAAATGTAAGCTTGCTATTAAATTTTTGAAGAATCTTTTTAACAATAAAACTTTTCACACCCTCTTCACTTACAACAAATTTTACAACATCTAGCATATTTAGTACTTTTTTAATATTTTCAATTTCAGTCTCAACAGTTTTTAATCTTTCTTCAGCTTGTTTTATAATTAAACTAAATGAGTCATCTTCTTTATTTAACTGTAAAATATTTTCTTGAATTTGTTTATTTAAAGCTAATAAATCTTCAACTCTTGTTGATAAGCTATTTTTATTTTGGTTAGATAGTTTTATGTTAGTTATTTCATCATTAATTTTTGTAATCAATTTTCTGATTTTTAAATTTCTTTCTTCAAAACTTTTAAGTTCAACTTGCTTAGATATTAGTTTAGTTTCTAATTCAGATATTTCACTTTGGAGCAGTTTTTTGCTTGTATTAAAATGTTCATGATCATGTTTATCTACAGTTTTTAAACAAACCGGGCAAGTATCTCTATCTGTTCCAATTTTTTTAACCTGGTCTTGTTTTTGTTTAATAACACTTTTAAACTCTGAAATTTCTGATATACAATTTTTTATTCTGTCTTCAATTTGATTATATCCGTTTGATAAAACTACCATTTCCTGTTCTTTATCTTTACTGTCCCCTATTTTATCAATAAATGAAAGCTGTGTTTTAATATTATCTATTTCAGATAAATTATTAGCAATTTTAGTATTAAGCTGATTTACCTTAAATTCTTGGTCTTTTAATTTACTTTCTTTTTGAGAATTATATGATATAATTGTATTATCAATTTCTTGATACTTTGTGTTTTCGATATCAAAATTACGTTTCACCTCATTATACTCTTCACGTAATAACGATAACATTTTAGAGAATACCTCTAAATCAAAAATTTGTTCAATGAATTTACGTTTATCAATTTTACTTTTTGCCATGAATGGCACCGTATTATTAAGTGTTAAAATAACACAATTTTGAAATATTTCTGGTGATGATGATAAAATAGCTTCAATATAACTGTTAGTATTTGCAATGCTATCTCTTGTTTTTTCAATACCATCTTTGTATATTATAAGTTTAGATGGGTTCAAGGTTCTAATAATATGAAAATCATTATTACCTTTTGGTGAATTTACATTAAATGTTAGTTGGACTTCACAAATACCGTTTGTTAAATTATTACTAATATAATCTTTTTTGATATCTCTTAAAGTCATACCAAAAATTGCAAAATATAAAGCATCAGCTATTGTAGATTTACCTACACCGTTACGACGGTCTTCTTTATCACGATTTATCCCTGTAATAATATGAATACCTTTTGAGAAATCTACAGTAACATAATTTTCACCAACTGATAAAAAGTTCTTAATTTTTAATTGTTTAAATGTTACATATTTCATATAATCTTAGATCTGCTGTATAAATTGTTTGTATACTCTATAACCTCTTTTTTATTAGAAATATCAAGTAGATTAATAAACTCTTCAATAGCTTGTTCAATTACAACCTCAGATAAATCAATATTACTATCATTATCTACTTTAAGCTTATTATAATTTACATCATAATCTGTTGATATTTCACACGGCTTAAACCCGGTTATAAACGCTATTAAAGCATCTAAATGCTCTGTACTTATATTTTTATCAACTATCAATTTAATTATATTATTGGGTATAATAGATGTAAAAATTTTCTCAATATCTTGTAAAGTAATTAGCTTGGATAAAAATATTTTAATGTGTTTTGATGTAATCGTGTTTTCTGTAAAAAAATAACTGCTATCCTCTAAATCAAGTATATAATAGCCTTTTTGCTGATAAGAATCACCGAAGTCCATTTCAAATGGGTTTCCTACATATACTATTTTATTACCATTAAATTCTTTTTCATCTTTTAAATGAAAATGCCCGGAAAAAACTAGTGGTGTTTTCTTTAAAAGTTCCTCGGGTGAATCCCCTGATTCACAAATTTTAAATCCATTCATTCTAAAATTTTGGAGTTCAAAATGCCCAAAAACTATATCACTTTGAGGTATATCTGATATTTTGGTACCCCACGGGCAGAAGGTTACTATTTTGCCGTTTAAATTTAAAGTTAAAATATTTTCTATAACTGTAATATTTTCTCTGCCGCTAAAAATTGATAAACTATTTATTTCAGAAGTTTCTTTATAATAACAATCATGATTACCTGTTATCATAAAAATTTTCTTATTTTTAAAAATGTCTAAAATTTTTCTAGCTGCATCAAGAGATAATAAACTTACTTCATCTCTATAATGAAAAAAATCACCACAAAATATAATATTATCAATATTTTGTTTATCTAGTTCACTAACATACCATTTAGCCCATATTAATGCAGTATCAATCCAAAATGGTGAATTTTGGTGTATACCTAAATGAATATCACTAAAAATCGCTAATTTATTCTTCATTAGAAAAGTCAGAATCATCACTTTGATGGTCCGGCTTAATATAAACATCTATATCAGAACTAGCAGCCATTTCTTCCGCATAAAATCTGCTTTTATATTCGTTAAGTGCTTCATTATGCTTCTTTTCTTTTTTTATTCTGTTAATAAATGCATGAAATGCGATTGTAGTAAAATACGAAAACGGGTTATATTCTGATGTGGTATCAAATTTTTTGTTTTTGACAGCAGTAAACATTTTAATTAAAGCATCTCCAACCATTTCATCTCTATACGTGTAGTTAATAAAATTGGATGAATAACTTAAACCTGTTGCTATTTTACTTATCATCATAGCAAGTTCGTCAGAACAATCACCACCTTTATAATATTCTATAAGTCTGTTTTTAAAATCTACCGGATCAACATAATATTCAGTTTTCTTCGGTTTTGGACCTCTTTTTGCCATATTGAATTATATAATGTAAAGTCTATTTTTCAATCACTAATGTTTCAGTAAAAGGGATCTGCTCCAGCTTATATATTTCTTTACGTCTTTCACCGTGCTGTATACTATATCTTAATTTATCAGCTATATCAATAATAATAAGTTTTTCTTTATTTTGATTAAGTCTAAGCCCGCGGCCAATAGACTGAATAGTTCTAATAAAACTTTTACCACCAGCTGTAAACATAACCATATGTAAATTCTTAATATTAATACCTGTAGAAAATATAGCACTGATAGCAATACAAACTACATTATTATTATTTTCCATTTCTTTAATAACCTTTGCTCTCTCTTCTACTTCAACCTCACCTTGAATAAAATAAACTTTTTTACTAGTTAAACTTTGACTTAAATGATCGTATAAAGCTTTACCGTGTGCAATATGATTAACTAGAATTAGTATGTTATTATTAAAATTTTTTCCTAAAGTCATTATAACATCATTTCTGTATTTGTTATTATAGATAAATTCTAATTCAGATCTAAATTTATCTCCACTTTCTTCAACTCCTGTAGCTTTTGGTACTTTATTTTTGTATTGAATTTCAATTACTTTAACTTCAGCATTAACAAGGTATTTTTCTTCTCTTAATTCAAAACTACTTTTTTCATAAATTACCTTACCAAGCTTACCAATAATATTCCACTCATCAATTTTGTTGTCTGGTAGCGTACCTGTCAATCCAAACTTGTTAGGTGTTTTTATATTATGAATTAATTTGCATACTTTATTGCCCTTTTTCAGTTTATGGCATTCATCGACAACAACTAAATCTACATTTTTAATCCAATCATTTTCTTCAAATCTACTCTGTATTACACCGGTATTAGCTATAATAACGTTTGCAGTTATATCAAAATCTATTGATCCTGTCCAGCATGTATATTTAAAAGGCACATTATATTCAGCAAAATCTTTAGCTGTTTGATCAACTAAACCTAGATCTGGCACAATTAAAATACACTTCATTTTTTCATTTAATTTATATACAGACGATATAAGTGATGCTATCGTTAATGTTTTACCACCACCTGTACCTATTTTAATAATGCCGCGGCCAGCTTTAAGAGCAATTTTAACTGTTTCAAGTTGATAGTCTCTTATTAAATACTTTGTACCAAAACTAACATATGTATCAGCAAATGGTGTGTCGGATATAACCGGGTTTACAATATTAAGAACTTCATCTATTTGAGCTCCGAGAGATATAATTTCATCAGGGTGTGTATGCTTAATATATGTTGCAATCTCAAAAAACATACCTGGTTCAAACAACCCTGTAGGTGTGATAGCATACTCCCTTTCTTGTGCCCAACGATTACCAAATTTTTTCATAAAAAACGCATTTTTATTTTTTATGCTAAAATGTTCTCTCACACCATCAAAAGTATCCCCACTAATTCGGCACAGTCTTCTGTTTGGAAGATATTCAAAATACGTGGTCATAATTGTTCTAACTTCATTATATCAATGATATTTTTTATATCATATGTTAACGATGAAAAAATTTTCTCACACTTTTCTAAAAATTCAACAATAAGTTTTTCCTCTTCTATCTGAGTGTTCAATTTTCTCATAATATCATTATCTTCCGCTGATTTCCATGTGACAGATGTTGATAACTTAATTGGTGATTTAGCATGCATTTCCACCATAATTTTTTTTCTCATATCTTCTTTTTCGGCCTCTAACTTTATTATGTTTCTTTTATGGTTTATTAATCTCCCCACCCAAAAATGTTTTTTACCGGGGGCTTTTAAAGAAGCGTCTTTAATTGAAAATTCATCTATTTTCAAGTCCGCTTCCATATCTTTAATATATTTCTCTAATATTTCCACGATAACATTATAAATATATACATCAAGAAATCAATGAAATCTTATGAAAATACCTTCAAAAAATTGTTATCAGAAAATGGTCCTGGTTACGTTCCAACAGTACCAAATACAGCTGGTAACGGGGGTGCATTAGGTAATGCTGCAAGCCTTGGTGCAAATGGATCAGCTTCTGGTACACCAGGAACAGACACATATGCTACGGGTGATTTTAGATTGCCCTCTGTTATTGGAATGACATCAAGACGCGGTAAAATAAAGATAAAAAAATCAAAAAAGAAGTAATGGACCTAGGACATTGGAAAACGGATTTAGTGTTAGAAGACGGCTATTCTCCATATGGTTTTATTTATATCATTACAAATAAAGTGTCTGGAAAATCTTATATTGGCAAGAAGCAAATCAAAACAATTAAGAAATTTGCACCATTAAAAGGTAAAAAGAATAAGCGTCATTTTGATGCAGAAACTGATTGGAAAACGTACACTTCATCATCAAATGATTTAAATGCAGATATCCTAAAAGAAGGTATACAAAATTTTGATTTTAAAATTGTTCGCTTTTGTCAATCAAAAGCGGAGTTAGCATACTTTGAAACAAAGCTGCAATTTGATAATGATGTACTGTTATCTGATAGTTTTTATAATGGTATTATAAATTGCAGGATACCAAGATTTAAAATTAAATCTTAGGTTTTAATGAAACTTGGGTCTAAAAATACCATTTTTAGACCACCCAAGCTCCCACCCAGCTCTCAAAAAAACACTAACTTTTTCCACCGGTACTCTTTTATGGCGACCTGTTTCTGGGTTGTTAATTAATTTACAATTAAAACTTCCATTTTTAATACCCTTGTGATTACCGGTCTTACGATTTTTTGATGTTAATTTATCAATACCTCTTGACCACCCATCATTTATATTTTTTTCTAATTCAACTAAGCTAAACACTCTTTTATTAATGCCATTTTTATTTATAAAATAACTCCCTTTCATTTTTTTGGAAATGGATTCTTTATGCTTTGTAGATACTTTTGAACCTTTTTTATTTTTAGATAGTGTTAAATTACCACGTACCCATCCAGCATTTATAAAATTTAGTTCATCTTCAGGTAAGATACATCGTGTATTAACGCCATCATTTATATAAATGTATTTTTGTTTGTGCCTTGCTTTAACAGCTTTTTCAAGATTATACTCATTATTTTTGAAAGTGTCACGGCCACCACATAACAAATTATAACACAGCGGGTTCATTAAAACTTCTGGAGTTACAATCTCTTTTTCTTTATTATACATTGCTTCTTTATTGTCAAAAATAAATAATATGTCTTTTTTAAAATTTTTTACACCATACATTTTAACAGCGCTTTTAATTATTTTACCGCTGCCGAGATAACTGTCATCAATATTCAAAGTCTTATGAACACCAATATAAAATTTATTGTTAATAATATTTGTAACTCTATATACTGTATAATACATACAAATATTTAGTCTCATAATATGGTAATTCAATGTGATTTGACTAAGTAAATATATGGATCAGTTACTAGATCGTTACAATATTAAAGCTATAAATTTCAACGAATTTTTCGTTTATAAGTGTGAGCCAGAGTTATTACAAGATTTAGAAAATTACAACCTAACTGGAGAAAAACTTTCCAATCCAGATGTAAAGAGGCTGTTTTATCATCATATCATTTTAAAGATATGTCAAAATATTATTGACAACGGACAGTCGCCAATTTATGTGTTTCATGAATCCTTTTTGTTTCAATCAATTTTTGAAGAGTACTACAGCCCAGAAGAGATTTTGAAATATCTTAAAAAAATTATTGTTAGAATTTCAACACTACTCCCAATCAAAATTTTCATTGAATCTGTAGATAGTTCGTGGGGTGCTCGATCAGATACTGGCGCACTTTATATGTACGTAAATCATCTACGTACACTGAACGATTCGTTCAAAAATAAGGCTTACACATTTGAAAAAATAAAACGTTTTACAAAGAAATATGGGCTTACATTTTTAAATCAAGACTATTTTAATGAGATAAAAACTAAACAAATCCTTATTCAATAAATAATAACATGGATATGTTCACTGAAAAAGCAAATAGCATCTTAAAAGAGATGAAACCTGTCGAAACCGTTGTCTATGATTCAAATGAAGAGAATGAAGAGGGTGATAGTGATGACAACACAATTAATAAGGGTGCTTTAAATGCAATTACAGTAGCTCAAAAATTAGCTACATCTCCTGGTATTACAGCAAATGTTCCTATTATTGGAGCTCAAAGCCAGATGAATTCAGCTTATGGTAATTTGATGAAAAGTATATCAAAAAGAATGAATACAATTGCCACAAATTTAAACTAGACTACATGAAAAAATTTATTTCAATTATTGAGAATTATGAGAAAAAATTGACTGAGGATGCAGGGTCTGAATTACCTGCAAATCCAGCTCCTGCAATTCCACAAGCTGGGCCAGCAGCTCCAACAGTCGGTACAGGTCAAGCAGATGCACCTGAAGATATAAACGTCCCGGAGAGTGTTGTAACTCTTGTAAGATTACTTAAGAAAGCTCTGATAATGGATTTATCACCTGAAGATGTTGCCACTGTAACAAAACTCCCAGAAGTTAATGAAAATAATTCAAATCAGATTATGGGTCAATTGGTGAGTTTAATGAGGCAATATTCAGCTGATATACCAATTGATGCTAATACAGATACTGAAAGTTAACCTTGACTAATACCTGGGTTATCTAAAACAGGTACAGGAGCTTCACAATCTTCCGAACTATCCGTATTTTCGTGATCTTTTAAGCATTCAATAAGATATTTGATTGCTTCAGCTAATCTCGGATCACTATCTTTATCTTCAATATTTAAAGCAGTTACAATTTCATCAATGATAGTAGGTACTTCTTGACATATAGTCATTTTATCTTGATCTGTTAATTTACCAATAATAATATCATTTTCTTCATCTTCAGGAGATCCTCCATTTGTACCAGGTACCTCACCTTTAAGAGAGGCAATTGGTGATCTTGGAATAACCGGCCCTTCACTGCCAACGTTAATATTTTGGACATG